CGCCGAGGAAGGTGAAGCGTTACCGGAGACGTTTGACGAATTTGCCGAAGCGATCGAAATCGAGGCCGATTCTTTAATGGGCCTAAAGATGGAGATCAAGGCGGCTGGTCAGACAGAACTGGTAACCATAGACCAACTCCGAACGGGATACCAGCGTGGTGCGGACTACCAAAAAAACAATGAGAGGCTGAAAGCTGACCGCTCAATTTTAGAGGAGCGGGAGAAGGAAGCCATTGATCTATGGACGCAACGGTTGCAGCAGGCAGATGCCATTCTGCATCAGCTCGAGCAGCGTCCGGCCGATGGTTTAGGGCCGGAGCAGCTTGAACAACTTGCCGACGAAGATCCGAGTGAGTATGTCAAAGTACTGGCTCGGCGGGAAACCAGCCGTAATGAGCGTAACAAATTACAAGGCGCTCTCAACGATCAAATTGCGGCGCAAAACGATGAAGCGACGAAACAGTTACAGCAGAATCGTCAGCGAGAATTTGCCTTGCTACGGGATCGTCAGCCTGAATGGGCTGATGATAAGAAAGCCAAAGAGACTGCGGGCAGGATTGCCTCACATCTCATTAACAACGTAGGCTTTCCCCAAGAGCAGGTCCACGAGTTCTTCCAGGGTGGCTTTCACCACCTGATGATGATAGTGGCCCAGCAGGCAATGGAAGGCGAGGCCTCAAAGGCCGCGGTAAAGAAATTACCGAAAAAAATGCCGTCCAAGGTGAAATTCAAGCGCCCGAAGGCAAGTGTTGAGAAGAAAGGCAAGTCTAATAAGACCAGCGCTCTTTTCCGTGCTCTGGAGTCTACCGGAGGTCGCGATGACGTGGCCGAGGCTCTGGCGGCGCAACTTCTTGATGAAGGAGGATAATCTTGGCAACACCATCAAATACGTTTCTTACCTATGACCAGATAGGGCGTAGGGAAGATCTCGGGAACTTTGTCTACATGGTCTCTCCGACCCGGACACCGTTCCGCAATGGCATCCCGCGGACAATTGCAACGGGCCGCCTCCACGAATGGCAAATCGATTCTCTCGCCAGTGCGGCGCAGAATCGCGTACTGGAGGGTGACGATGCAACAACGGATGCTGTAACCGCAACGACCCGGCTCTCGAACACCTGTCAGATTTCTGACAAGGTGGCGCGGGTTTCGGGCACATCGCAGGCAGTTCAGGTTGCAGGACGGCGAAACGAGCTTGCATACCAAGTCGTGAAAAAATCCAAAGAGATGAATCGAGACATGGAAAATGACTTGTTGGCGAACGCCATTGAGGCAGCAGGCAATACGACAAATGCCCGCGGCCTGGGTGGACTTCCCACTTGGATAACCACGAACACCTCGAACGGTACGAGTGGGTCAGACGGATCTCTTGGAAATACCGCGCGCACTGACGGAACACAGCGAAGTTTCACGGAGACACTTCTGAAGTCTGTGCTCAAGCAGTGTTATGATTCGGGTGGTGATCCGGAATGTATTATGGTCGGAAGTTTTAACAAACAAAAACTTTCCGGCTTTACCGGTAATGCAACCCGTGAAGTGCAGGCTGCCGACAATAAACTGTATGCGGCAATTTCCGTGTATCAGTCAGATTTCGGAGAGCTTGAAGTCATCACAAATCGCTTCATGCGGGCTCGCGACTGTCTGGTTTTGGAAAAACGTATGTTTGCGGTCGCTTACCTGCGACCAATACGTATGGTCAGGTTAGCCAAAACCGGTGATTCCGAAAGACGTCAGATAATCACAGAGTTCACGATGGAGGTGCGTAATGAGGCTTCCTCCGGCGCAGTCTGGGATTTGACGACATCGTAACCATAACAGGCTGTTAGAGGAGAATCAGATGAAGAAGATTCTAAGTACAGTCGCAGCTCTTCTGGTTATGACTGGCGTTGTTGGCATCGCATGGGGCGGTTGGAACATCAAACAAAATGATGATGGTTCAACATCGTGGGTAAATGTGGATGGGGATGCCTATCCTGTTGCCCGCGCTTACCTGACGGTCAACCTTGAAAATCTTGGAACCGCCAGCACGACATACGTGTCAGTGCCATATGCCGGCTCAATATTTCAGGTTGATTCCGTTGTGCACGGTGACGTGAAAACGGCCAGTGAAACTTTGACTATTTCAATTATGTCAGAAGTATCACCGGGTCGGGACTTCATGGCGATAAGCACCAACAACACGATTACTATTGCTTCGGCAAACGTTGATACAACGGGTACGTATCTGCTTGGTGGGGCTGGTGATCGTGATTCGTCAGGAGAAATGGCCGGTAGAGCAAGCGACCATTCGACTACGAGTGAGCAACTCTCAGGCGCACCTAATGTCTCTGCTGGCGGCACCATCGCTATCAGCACAAAGGGTGATTCTGGAGCTGACGTTGATGCGACAATTATCATTTACTTTGATCGTGACCAGTCCAAGGCCACTTTCCGGTAGATGACACGCGTTGTTGGGTTTGGGGCGGCGGGGCTTTTAATCCTCGCCGCCCTGCTCTACGGGCTCGAAACCGGGTCGCCGATTATTCCGCGTTGGATGGCCGTGTATTGCGGAGCGGCCATTGCCCTTGGTCTCTTTGCTGTGGGTGTATACAAATCGAGGTTTATAACATTTACGACGAGTGAGCTGGTTGCGGCCGCTTTTATCACATACCTGGCGTTAACGCTGACGTGGTCACCAGATCCCCGTGACGGTGTTCTGACAGTTGAGGCCATGGGAGTGCTCTACCTGCTCTATATGGCGCTCCAGAGGCTTCCCAGGCCCTTTTTAGGCGGGGCAATATACGTAGGTGCTACGATAGCGTTGTTTGGCGCTGTTGTGTTTGGGTTCGGCCATCAGAAGATTTACGGGGGCATGGGTAACGAAAATTACCAGATGGAATTGTTTTGTGTTTTGTTGCCGCTTGTCGTTGCGGCCTGGTGTGCCATCAGAACACCCGTTTGGTGGATAAGGTTTTTTGCGCTACCGGTAACACTGGCGGCGTTACATTTTATGGTTTTTGTTAATTTAAGTGACTCCAAATGGGTCGCCATGATGGCGGTTCTGTTTGCGCTGGCGGTCTGGCTTGTCAGAAGGCGTCATTATTACATTGCAAGTTTCGGGTTTTTGATTCCGGTCAATTTAGCGCTGTGGAGCGGATGGGCTACAAGCTCTGTCGTCATCAAGGCAATAAGCCACAGGCTGGAAATTGGCTTTAACACGTTTGTTCTGTGGCTTGAAAAACCATTTTTTGGTCATGGAATGGGAAGTTTTAATTTTGAGTACGGGCGGGTGCAGGAAGCGCATTTGCAGTGGTTCCCAACGATGGACACCGTGTTGCATCCAAGCAGTGTTTTTGCCGGTGCAGCTCATAATGAGCTGCTTCAGCTGGCGGCAGAGGCGGGTCTGGTCGGCGTTTTAATCGCGCTGGTTTTGATCGGGTTTATGGTTTACAGATTTTTTACGAAGGAAAAGGATGCACTTGACATAGGCGCAGCAATGTCTCTTCTGATAGTGGCCGCGCTTTCGCAAATCAGTTTCCCGTTACAAAATCCGGCCACAATTACAGTTGTTGTTTTTTGTGCTGCGGCACTCATGCAAAATGAGCGGCCGCGTTTAACTCTAAAATTGCCTTTGCTCACTTCAAGAGTATTTGGCGTGATGTTTGTTACGGTTGGTGCAGGTATTGTTATTTCCGGCTCTACTAATTTCAGGGCTGAAAAACTTTTTACCAATACCATAACGAATATACGGGTGGCGCATCCCGCGGCGTTACAGGCGAATCTGGAGGCATATCAACTTTATCCATACGAACGGCGCTACCGGCATCAGCTAATGCTGACGATCGGGGCATTGCTAAAAAATGCACATGGTGATGTAACCATTACAAAAGAAGCAGCTGACCAGGCGTACAAAATTGCCAACACAGCGTCTCTTTACATGCCTGCTATTCAGATGACCAGACTTGAATATTTGCTGAATGGGGAGAGATGGAAAGAGGAGCCGGACGAAATTAACGCGTTACTGGGGTGGCTGAAAATACACGCTAAACTGCAACCTGGTGTCTGGGTCGCCGAAGGCCATTATGCCGCAAAAACCGGCGATGCGCCTCGTCTGATCAATGCGATCAATACCGGTTTGTTGTTGCCGACCGACACGCACGATGAAGCATTAAAACGTCTGGCAGGGTTTATAAGGACAGAAACGAGTTTGGAGACTCCATTATGAAAAAATATTTAGGTTTTCTGGCTGTATTTCTTTTTGCGACACCAGCGCTGACTGCAAATATAGTAGATTTTCAGGCAAAAAGTGTAACCAGCCTTGTTTTGACGACTCATGTCCGAACAACGTCCGCGGTAATTGGAGATTTTGGTTCTTACTATCGGTTGAATTGTACTGTTGCTTGCAGTGTAGCAGTTTCTACGACTGATTTCCGTGGAACATTCGGCGTTGGCACAGCAGCTACGAATTATATTTATATGCCGGCAAATGAAACAACTTACGTAAAGGCGTCGGGCAAACATTATATTATTGGTCAGGGCGTATCGGCCGGGACGTTGTTTATTACTGAGATGTCACCATGACCAAAAGGCTTTTGGACCGTTACGACGGAATGGAAGAAATTTTTCATTACGATGAAATGACGGACAGCGTCGCGATTGAATACAGGCAGGACGTAACGCCGACCCTGGAGAACAACAAAAATCTTCAAAACGAACCTTATAAACCGGCCATGGGCGATGTTTGGATGCGGCACGTTGCTGATATTCCGCCCGTCGTACAGCTGCAGTGGCTGAACGAGGATGGAGTTGATTTTACGACACTGCCCCGCGGTGAAAAAATGCAGTATCTCAGGCGTAAGTTAAATGATCCATCGTATCGTCATTTAAGAACCACGCTCTGCGTTGTATGAAACAGGTTGCTATTGTTGGCCTCGGGCTGGCAACACATGATGATGCACCGTTTGTGGATCCTGAGTGGGAATGCTGGGGATTGCCGTGGGACCGTGAATATTGGGTGCATTACGACCAGTATTTTGAAATGCACCCCCGCTCTTTGCTTGAATTACCGGAGTCTAAACGAGAAACAGGATACTTTGATAAACTCGCAGAGATTGATCACGCACCCATTTACATGCACCAGCACTGGGACGATATTCCTAATTCTGTAGCTTTTCCCATAGAGGAAATGCGGTCCACGGTATTTGCAAATTTTCCGCGCAAATACTGGAAGCAAAAGCCGCAAGTTGATTGGTATAATTCTAGTCCCGGGTATATGTTAGCCAAGGCGATTCACGAGGAATACGACCGTATCGGGCTGTGGGGTTTTGATATGGAAAGCAAGCGGGACTATACGTATGAACTGCCTAACCTGAGTTTTCTAATTGGTCTCGCCATAGGGCGAGGAATTGATGTTTATTTACATGAAGGTGACAGGCCGGTAACTCCGCTTTTAGAGTTTACAAATGAAGGTATCTGGCTGGGTGAACTGAACCCTGTCTACACAGAACGATATGGGTATTTAAATGGCAACGATAACTACACGCGCTGAACTTTTAACTGCTGTCAATAACGAGCTGCATCGCAGCTTTTCCACTTCCGATCAGGATTACGCAATTATCAATGCAGAAAACAAAATTTTTAACGATAAACGGCTGCGTATTCGTTCTATGGAAACAAGCAGCGATGTTACGATTTCGTCCGGCGACCAGACATCATCACTGCCTACGCGCTACGTGCGTCAGCGTCGACTATACCTGTCTACCACACCAATTGTTCGGCTACGTTACATGACTCCCATTAATTTTTGGTCACGCTACGCCAGCACCCTGACAGGTCAGCCGATTTCTTACACGATCGAAGGGGAGAACTATACATGGGGTCCAAAACCGGATGCCGGCTATACTGCCAAGTCTTTGCATTATGCGAGACCGGCTCGTCTCACCCAGGCAGACAGCAGTAACGGGATTCTTACCGACACCAGCCTTTATTTCTATGGCGTTCTGGCTCACTTAAATCACAATCTGCGCCGTTTTGATGCCGCCGCTCACTGGTTTGCTATGCTCGAAGACGAAATAATTTCCGTGACCAGCGCTGACGAAGCAGATCGCCACTCGGGTGATACGATGGTTCAGGAAGACACGAACGTGATGGTGGTTTGATGCCTTACGATATTAGTCTTCCGCAGCGACTGGCCCAGATTCAGCGCGCTACCGCCGGCAATGTGGATCTGGCGCCGCCTGTTATTATAC